AGAAAGGATGGTACAAAAAGAAGCCACGCTGAATGGGCAGAAGCAAATGATTTTAAATGGTATAGTGAGCACACGCTACCTAAAGAATGGATAACATAATATGGAATATAAATTTGACGAAAATATTAATCTACATCTATTAAAACAATATGTAGAAAATACTTACAAAGAGCATTATGCTCATTCTAAATATCAGGCCACCGATATGATTATTGATGCCGGACATGGTGAAGGTTTTTGTATTGGGAACATAATGAAATACGCAATGCGATATGGTAAAAAAAATGGTAAGTCAGAAAAAGATTTACTTAAAATTATGCACTACGCATTGATAGCTTTATACTTAAATAACGAGGAACAAAATGATTGACGACAAAGTAGGAGTTAAACCTTATCTAGGTATTAACATTAATTACAACAAAGAAAAGAAGCTAGACCGCTTCAGTCTAGACACACTTAAAGATAGATACCTCTACCAAGAGGAAGGAGAAACATATGCCCAAGAAGCCTTTGCGAGAGCTGCTGTCTTTGCTTCGACATTTAAAGGACACACCGATTTTGAACTTGCTCAAAGACTTTATAATTACTCTTCCGATTTATGGTTCATGTTTAGCACTCCTATTCTTAGTAATGGGGGAACCAATAGGGGTTTACCTATTAGCTGTTTCCTCAATTACGTACCTGACAGTCGTGATGGTTTATCTGCTCATTATGATGAAAATATATGGCTCGCAAGTACAGGTGGAGGCATTGGTGGAT